TGAGGATATGCCTTGGGCAAAAGTCTGGAACCATGCGTTCCAAGGTCCAACTGGTCAGTGGTATATTGAGAACTCTCTCACCACTCTTGGTCAGAACGATCCCGTATCAGAGATGAACTCTGCATACTGGAACTCAGGCGTTGAGTCGGACAAGGAGATTGCCCGGCGTCAGAAGCGTAAGTTGCAGTACTTTGCCAACATCTATGTTGTGCAAGACCCTGCGAATCCTCAGAATGAGGGTAAGGTTATGCTTTATCGTTTCGGTAAGAAAATCTTTGACAAGTGCATGGAAGCAATGCAGCCTGCATTCCAAGATGAAAGTCCTGTCAATCCCTTCGATTTCTGGGAAGGTGCGAACTTCAAGTTGAAGCTTCGTAAGGTTGATGGTTACTGGAACTATGACAAGTCTGAGTTTGAAGCACCGTCTGCTTTGTTTGATGATGACGATAAGCTTGAGGAAACATGGAAGACGCAGTATCCTCTGTCAGAGTTTACTTCTGCTTCTAACTTCAAGTCCTATGACGAACTCAAGAAGCGTATGGATATGGTTCTTGCAGGGACTACTACGGTAGGTAACGCAGCTGCGGTGATGGAAGATGCACCAAAGGCAGAACCTAAAGTAGATACAAAACCTACTCCAGCGCCTACTGTTGATACTGATGATGATGGGGACACAATGTCCTACTTTGAAAAGTTGGCAAACGAGTAAGAGAAAGGGGGAACTTCGGTTCCCCCTTTTTTTATATTGCTCCTGCTGTGTAAGCGGACCTGTTCAAAGCTGCAAATTTGTTATTACGAATATCACTCTTAGGCATGTGAGTAACATCTCCTTCTTTTTTCGAAACATTATTAATTTGCGTATTTCCACCACCCTGTTGCGTTGCCGCAGCTGCTGTTGATGTGTTACCTGCCATCGCCAATTTCTTTGCGATTGCTGCTTTAAGATCAGCAGTCTGGGGTCCAACTTTATTTTGAGCAATGTTTGCCTTCTTCGGTGTTCCACCACCAGGCATATTGCTTCTGGCAAGTTGTTGACCCTCTTTCAACGCGGCCAGTTGTTCTTTTGACCTTGGATCAACAACGTCGCCTCTTTTAATCGCTGTTTCATACTCTCTTTTGGCGGTCTTCAAGCTTTTTCTATTTAAGCTATATTTGTCTACTATGGGAGTTGGGATAAAGTTTGCGAACTCTTGAGTCCTCATCGATTTGGGCAACCCCGCAAACTGCTTTTGCATTCCTTTACTGAGTTTTTTACCCTTCGAATCCACTAGTGCTGCAGCTGGTGTCGGTGCAGCGTCTCCTGGCATACTCATAGGTATACCAGTTCCAACATCACCCGCACCCGATGCCGTATTCGCCTTCTTTGGTGGAGGCGTAACTTTAGATTTTTGAGTTAGAAGATCATCATACGTCTTGTTAACTTCGGCGATAAATGCAAAAGATGTCTTTCCGCCATTGAATTGTTCTGCGACGTATTTGTCATCCATAACACCCTCACCAACCAAAAACCTTAGTTTGGCGCCCAATTCTTCTTGGTCAAACTTATCACCAGTTAAACCAGAGATATTCTTAATTTTTCCCTTAGAAACAACATAAGAAAATTGGGATTTTGCTTTCTTTTCTTGTATCCCCGCCTGTTTATCAGCCTTCAGCGCAGCTTCAAATTGTGCTTGATTCTCGGCGGCATCTGGCCCGGTGAACCCCTTGAGTTCAATGCCGTCGGCGGTTTCCCCCGTTACCACTTGTTGACTTCTCATAAATTCCAGATACATAGAAGTTTCATCTTTTTTAGCTTTAGCTGCCGCCACCTGCTTCCTCGCCGGTTCAGTATTAAATTTCTTACCTTCAGATGATCCAGCTGGCACCTTTGGTTTTTCATCTTCTACCATGTCACCCATTAAAAATCCTGCAAGTTTTTTCCCTGCCCATTCTCCACCAAACCAACCTGCTAGTCCACCGATAGCGGCACCAATAGGCGCACCAATCCCACCAAATGCAAGTCCAATAAGTCCACCTATTTTTGCTAAACCAACTGCACCTAATGCTCCACCTAAAAGTCCACCAATTCCTTTAATCTTTTCTTCTTTTGGGGCATCACTCATCAACAACTGAACTGCAAATGCACCAGAGAGTAGGGGGCCAAGGATTGGAATTTTGGTCGCAGCCTTCTTTAACAAAGGAAACTTTGATAGATGTTTGAGTTTGTCTGTCACCCCACCCCCGCTTGCTGCTGGTGGTTTTATAGCTGCTGGTGGTGCTGGTGGTTTTATAGCTGCTGGTGGTGCTGGTGGTTTTATAGCTGCTGGTGGTGCTGGTGGTTTTATAGCTGCTGGTGGTTTTGGGGCCCGGGTTGTAGCTAGCGCAGCTCCAGCAACAGCGGCAGTTCCTGCAACTTTTGCTACTGTTTTAGCACCACCCGATGTAACCAACTTCTTAGCTTTACTCGCAAGAATTTTACCAATGTTAAGCAAAGCACCAAATCGACCGCGCGGGCGTCTTGTTCGGCCAGGTTTACTACCGGCAGGACCACCTCCGGCAGGACCAGCACCGGCAGGACCAGCACCGGGGCCGCCAGGAACTTTTGGAATCATTCTCCCTAAACCTCTAATTCCCTTAAATAGAAGACCTAGACCTAACGTCAATGGAGAGAATAACGCCTTTAATGCTGCAACACCCATTAATGCTGTAACAACAGCTATTCCAGCGACAATCGCACCAATACCAGACTCATCACCAAACAACGTCATTATTCCCTTAAATAATCCACCTTCTGGTCCAAAGAAGGCATCATAAAAAGTTTTTAATTTTGGAATAAGAGTTTTATCAATAAACTCAGTTACTTTCTTGAAAGTATCACTTTGCAGAAACTTACCAAGTGCGATAAGAAATCCACCAAACACAAGAGTACCAAAAAATGCCTTCAGCCCTAGTTTTGCTATCTTACCTTTTTCTTTTGCCTGATCGGCAAGAAACCCTGTCATCTTTGATAGCAGAGAATTTCTCTTCTTCTCATCAGGTTCAGTAGTTCCTTCTGCATCATCCTCAGCCTGACCCGCTCTACCCGCATCTCCCATTCTAGGAAGTGCCATGCTCGGAATGTTCGGTATTTTACTAGTTGCACCAACAGGAGACATGACTGTTGCTTTACCATCAGCACCAGCCTGCATTAAATTTCCTGCTTTTGATAGGACTAATTTATTACCCTCAGAGTCCACCGCGTCGCCGGGTTCACCACTAGGAGAGGGCACATCAAAAAAAGATGCGTCTTTCTTTTCTTCTTCACGCGACTCTACAAGTTCTTTCGTGACGATAATGAGAGCGCCAAGTTTTTTGTTTGTCTCTTCTCCTGTGTAGGGCATAACTTATTCCTTACTTCTTAGGTTTGCTGAGTGCCTGTGCGCCAAAGAACGCTGCAACGATACCGGCAACTGCGATGAAATACACACCCGCCATATCACCAAGAATCTTGGCGGCCTGTTCCATATTGAAAACTGTTGCAAGGACTACGATAATGGGATACATTAACATACCGCCAAGTGAGTACCATGCCATAGTACGCTGTGCATCACGCATTGCATCTGCATCCTCAAGTTCCTTACGTTTGAACTCAAGCCACATATCATGTTCGTCAGGACTAACCTTACCATCGCCATTCGTATCTGCTGGATGATGACCTGATGCTTTAATTTCTTCTTCGCCCATTTGATTATCCTCTCATTTGTTGTTGTTTTATTCTTTCGTTTTCTTCTTTTATGTGATTAGATAAAAGTCCTATGTAAACATCCCTTTCCCATGGCATCATATTTTCTAGTTCAGTTAAACTATATTTATGGTGTGTTACTAAGTCAAAATTAACCTTATAATAGTTTTGCACTGTATCATTGGAAAGGGCTATTCTAAAAAACTTTCAATTCCCTCCAATAGTATTTCACCCTTTACTTTCGTGACAGGATTAGTAACCTCAACAATATGACGAACCTTCGGCATAGTTTCAAAGAAATTTACCACATTCTCTAGTTGTTTTCCACTGAAGGAGTTGATGAATTCGTCAATTTCTTCTGAAGTCATATCAATGCGATTTATAGTTTCATCCTTAGTCTCAACTGATGAGATACACCGCTTAACCAATTGTGTCATTTTTTCAAACTCAGAATTCTCTAAATCAAGCCCTGCGACATCAGAAAGGCGAGGTGGGTTCAAAACAAGTTTAATGTCATCAGTCAGCTTGATTGTATCAGAATGTTCGACATTTGTTTGTACTTGAATACTTTCAAGGTCCACTTTAATTTCAGTTACCGTTTCATTATCGTCTGGACAATATACATTTAAGGATACTTCAGCACCAACAGACTTTGCTCTGATCTGAAGAAAGATATACTCAATGTCAAACATAGGGTTCTTATCTGCATCAACTTTACCATAAGTACAAGCAGAAACTAGGGTACTTAAAGCATTTGCAACCATGTTTTCGTCGTTTGACTCTTGAGCAATCATTAGAACTTTTTGTTCTTTGACCAAGAACGCTCGAAACTTAATCTCCTCCTGTGTTGATGGTACTGTTAGGGTGTACTCTGGTGTAGTTAGTTTAGGTAGTGCCATAATTTATTCATCCTTTATCATGTTATGTGTGTTTTAGAATCCTTATTGAGCCGCGGTCGTATTGCGAGCCACTTCCTGAGCAGAACTTACGTTGGTGCCAATTTGTCTTTCGATTGACAATGCGTCCCAATATTTGTATTGCATTTGAACAGTTAGTTTAAGTCCTGCTCCTGACGCTGGTGCGTAACTTAGATCAGTTCCGTTAATCTCCTTTGGAAAAACATCAAACAGTTTGACACCAAATACTTTTTTGTGTGATCTGTCTAACAAATATATTTCAGCAGAACCCACATAGTCGTCATAATAACCAATGTTCCAAGACCTTCTGTTCCAAGCAAGACCCTGCCATTGTTCAAAAAACTTTCTCTCACTGAAGTTTTGACTTGCTGTAAACACCATGTTGGTGCTACCAGAGAAGGTCACTCCATCAACAACCTCTTGTTGCACCGCGTACATATTTGCGTCTGGTGAACTAGCAAGGTTCATTCCAGGCATTGCAACAGATTCACAACGCATAGAAATACTTCGCATCTCGCCCTGTGTTGCTGGATGTCGGGCAGGTGGAAATATCATAACCTCATAGTGACTTGCAAGTGCAGCACCACCTGCTCTAAGTTCAGCAAGGCCTTGTTGCATAGTTGCAAATGCATTTAATTCGTCAAAAGTTTCTGGTGCGGATGCCATTATTATGTCCTTATTGTTTTTAATGAATCATTCCACACAGCTGTGGGGGACATTTCAGAATTTTGTTGGTGGAAACTCTCAACAGGTAAGAGTGAAGCAATAACAAATTCTGATGCTTTAATTCGTCTAATCTTGCTTCGTATATTAGAATTAAGATAATGTTTTACACAGGGTTTTGTTGCTTTAACTTTACTCAACAAACTTGCAAAATTAGTAATCACAACTTTTGTATTTTCAGTGAAACTTTCTCGACCCATGTCATCGATTTCTATTCCCTTCGCATATATATTTACCAAGTCATTTATCAATTTTAATCTAAATTGTATGGGTAAATAATGAAAATTAATCCCTATAAATTCCTTTTTAGGATTATAATTAAAGCTTCGATCAAGAATTGGAATCACTAACGGAAACCTGTCATAGTACGGAAGGGTCTTTTTGTATTTTGCATCATATATAAACATATTCATTTCACCGTAAAATGGACCTTGATTTTTAACGTGCATGTCCCCCGACGTAGTTAAATCTTCTGGTGTAGGAGTAGCAAATTTTTCAATTTGATCTCTATACCACGCTGGCGATGGTGTTTGCACAGATATTCTTGTGTCATCTCTTTCACGCAACATGCCCGCATCCCAAGCCTCATCTGCTAGGTATTGCAAAGCCATCTTTCTAATTTGTGTAATGAGCATATCAGTCATGTTATTATTTATACGAAATACCCAGATGATCTTCAGTT